ATTAAGAAGTTGTGCAGCTTTTATGGCTTGTGCAACTCCGATCAATGTTTGTACTGTAGTTGCGACCCGTTGTATTACTGGTATTAACTTTCGAATTCTATTGATTAAATTATTTAATTCTTCAAATGCGTCGATTGCTGCTTGAACTCTCGGATCGTCACAGTCACACTGATCAGGCAATGCTGTACGTTCGATAGCATCAAGCGCTTGTTCTTGCAAATTACCAATTTGATTGTTTATTAGTTCCATTATCTTAGTAACTGCTAGCGCTGGTATTGCTGGTATTTTATCTAATGGGGGACTTACTGGCATAACTTATTCCTTATCTATTTTAAATTTAGTACTTTTCATTGAATTTAATAAACTTTCTGCTGTAGCTAGAGCGAAAGAGCCTGGTATCGGTGTAGAATATGCGCCTGCAGGGCCGATGACGCCTGATCTGACTGCAGAAATTATGTGTATTAATATTGTTTCTAATACATCGCCTTTTACTAATGGTGAAGTAGCTCCTTCACTACCCATTAATATTTCATCAGCATTCATTGATATTCGGTTAGCTGCATCTAATACAATTGTTCCAGTTTTTGCTTGTAATACTACTTTATCAGCTGAACCTATAAATTGTGAATCAAATCCCGGTCCATTTGATCGTGTTATTTCTTTCGAAAGTTGTATTGTGTTTATTTCCTGGCCAGGCGATGTTAAATATAATGAAGAATAATCATCATCAACATTTTCTAACGTAAATTTTTTAGGTGTACCTGGCTTTCCGTTTGATAATATTATGATAGGGTAACCCGGCGGGCCACTGAATGCAGTAGATTGCGGTTGACTGTATTTACCTGTGTCGGTATGAGTACTACCAAACCGAATAGAATTACCAAAACGACCTTCTATTAATAAATCACCCTCATATGGTTGTAAGAATGGAATATTACTTCTTTCTTGAAATGTATCACCCAACGCCGTTTGTTGTGAAACATTGGAGTCTTGAGTAGATTTAGGAACAGTAGAATTAATATCTGTTTTTTGTGTTGTTCTTTTGATAGTTGTGCCTGGCAATGAATTGTGGTGAATTGACGATTGTAAAGGCAATGTATTTAAATAATACCAACGTATTTGAACATCTTCGTCGTTTGATTCTACTCCTATACTACGGTATATAAAAACATGTTCGCCTATTAAAGGTATTTGTTTGATATTAATATCAGCTGGGCGACAATAAATACGTTGAGGATTATAATCATTATAAGTTTTTACTAGTATAGTATATAAACTATCTGAATCAGTGTCAATATACGTTTCACTATCAGCCGCTTCGACAACTTCGCCTATGAAAAATTCAACATTAGTCTTCATCATGATTCTGACTCACTTTCTCTTTAACTTCAGCAATTTTTTGTTTAAGAACAAGATCTTCACTTTCTAAACGTTCAACTTCTTCTGTTAGCTCATGTTCGAATGTTTCGTTTGCCACAGCCAACAATTGTTTCTTTTCAGCGTCAGAAAGTAATGAACCTTCTCCCGTAATCGTTTGTTTAGTTGATATAAATCTTTGTACAATTGCAGTTAATTTGACGAGATGATCATCATTTTTAACTGCAATATCTAAATATTCTTTGATTAGCGGAACTACAATTGTAGCATCAGATGTTGTTTTAATGAGTGGCTGTAACTGCGATATTAATTGATTAATCTGACGGTCTTTTTTCTTACTGTTGTGATATACATCTGACATTAGGTCAGAAAACGTTATGCCTTTAAATAGTTCTTCTTTATTTTCCATGAACCGTCCTTTAAAATAAATATTAGAACGGCAGAATCATGAAGTTATTAGATTCATATTCTTTAAATCTAGTTTGATATATATCTTTTAATACTTTAACTACACGCGTAATATTATTAGTAGCCAAACCCGTTCTCTCTCGTACAAATATATAAAGAGCCTTTTTGTTAAATTGTTCTATATTTTCTCGATTTTCAAATAAATGTAAAATTGAATCAGCAACGTGAATGTCAGCTGAATTCGAAAAAATTGAATTTAAATTCTCATAACAATATTCTACATATGCATCCATAAAGTAATGCATAGTTTCAGCCATTTCATCGTTATGTATTTCAATTATTACATTACGTTGTTCATCTACATTGAGAGGTTCTCTATCACTTTTTACTTTTGCATAACCTTTTTGATTCTCTGCAATAAGATAGTTAAATGCAGTTCTTGTATAATATGAATATGCCTTTCCAGCATTTGGGTTAAACTTATTTAAACGTTCTGTAAGATATGTTACTAGGTCGGTTTGAAGATCTTGAAATGAAGAATCTATATAATCAGGCTTCATTTTGTTAATTAAATTTTCTGATAACTTCATTAATGCAGGAAATAAAAATCTTCGGTATAATCGTTCTCTAAGAATCGGCTCTTCTGCTGTTTGGTTATATGCAGTGACTGCATTTTCTGTTATTTGTGTCCAATATCTATTACTTGCTTTCTTCTTGCGTCCCATTTGCTTCTTGATTTAAATCGTCTATAACTTGTTTTAATAATTGAAATGTAGTACCCGTTTCGTCGTCGGATTCAAATGCACCTTTAGAATCAATTCGTGTCATTTCATCATATGCTTGTGTTGTTTTATCTAATAGCATACCATATACAAACTCTAATTGTTCTGTATATTCTTGTTGATCTGCTAATATTCCAGCAATAACATATGCACGATATCCTAAATAACTTGCAACTAGTGCAAATATAATACTAATTATTCCTAATGTAACTTCCATAATTATTCTCCAAATGAACCAAAAATATCAGCAATCCCTTTTCCTGAATCTGGATTATTTTCTGATAAATTCTTCACGGCCGTTGTTTTAGTTGTTTTAGCTTTAGGTGCTAAATTCTTGGGCGTATTGTTTTGTAAATTTCTCCACGTTTCATATTCAATTTGAGCTGCCATATGATCTGCATGATGTAGAATTAATGGTAAATTCGTTTTTAATTTTGCTTTAGCTGTTCTTGCAATAAAATATGGTTTGTTGCTATCATCATACATTCCATCATGAATTTTTATAGCCTGATATTCATTCCATGACATATCAACATTATATTGATGGAGTAAAAAGATTGATAAATCCGGAACCATAGTGAAAGGAATGTTTTCATTATGCTTATACATCCGTCCCATATTCTTTCGATGCCAATCTGACGTTTCTACTTGATATACTTCATTACCATCACCCGGAAATCCTGCTTTACCTAAATCGTGATGCATTGCTGCAAACATTAATTCCTCAAAAGTATAACCAGACATATCAGCTCCTGCTGCTGCCCACATATTATATTGTAACTCAGCACAACGCATTACATTTAAAACGTGTGCAACATATCCTCCTGCAAACGCATTATGATAATGAGCAACTGATGAAGCTGGCATTAAAGCCATTCTGTTTTCGTACTCATCATACATTTTGTTTAGTGAGTCTTTTCGTGTTGGAAACATCTCGTTTACTTTCAAACGATACTTTTCCCAATTTCCGTTAATCTGTTCTGCAGATAAATTCATATAACTTGTTTTATTAATAATATAATGAAAAAAACTTATTTAACAAAGATATCACCTCGTTCTTTTTCGGTCATATTTTTAATTTCGTCTAACGATTTACCAGATGCATATAAACTTGTGCACTGCCAACATATTACCGCTTTCGATGATGAATCAACTCGTTCTACTTTACTAGAACATAACTTACATTTCATGGTTACATAACCATCTGATCGTAACTTCTTTTTTGCCATAACTTTATGTTATAATTTTAGGTTGTTTTATTTTCTTATTTTCTTGATAAATATCTTCTTGACTTTTTAAATGATCAATATCAACATCATTAAATTCTTCTGACACTAATATGTCATCTAAGCCATCAGATAGCGTTGCATCCCACTCATCATATAAACCATCTTCTTCGTCAGCTTTTATCATTTCTTTAAGATATTCTCGTTGTTTATATTTCTCAGCCGCATTCTTCAAC